GCAATTGTTCGCGCAATAAAACATAGAAGAGTTCGTTATTTATTTTGGTGGCGCATAGCCAAATACCTTTTTGATAAAGGCGGATACTGTCGGAAGATTGCGGGGAAAATAGAACGTTTCATTCTTGATAAATATAATGTAACAGTCCCTTTAACTGTAAATATAGGGAAAGGCTTTGATATTTCTTATCTCAACAGTGTTGTTATCGGTCACAAAGTAACAATCGGTGAAAATTGTTCAATAAAACCAGGGGTAACTATTGGGCTGCGTGGTGATTTTAATGATATGGATATTGTTATAGGACATAATGTGACCATTGGTTGTAATGCCACCATTCTTGGTGGCAAAGTGCGTATAGGAAACAATGTCACAATAGGTGCTCATGCATTGGTATTGCATGATATTCCAGATGATTCAACATTCATCACTAAATTTCAGTCTGAAGTTATCTGCTCGTCCTCCCGCACATAACCCTGATTCATCAGCTCTGGCCATACGATATCCGGAGCTGTACTGGTGTCAATTCTACTCACTAATACTCTGTATTTTCTCCAGGAATCCAGTTGTGAATTTTCCTCGTTTGTTGCTATTTCAAGATTAACTGCATCCTGCAGAATTGCGATGTTATCTGTTGCTTCCTGGATCAACCTTGCCTTTTTCTCTTCCGCTTCCCGTATCCGAAACAGTTTTTCTGCTTCCTCATCCTTCACCCAGGATACGCCGTCCCACTTCTGATACTCCCCTGCTGGCGACAACCAGGTGACATTCTCTGGTAGCGGTCCGGGTTCAGAAATAAACAACGCGTCCCCCGATGCCACGTCATAGACCGTTTTACCACGATGGTCTTCAACAATATTCCACGATTCATTTTCACTGTTAAAAACTGCCACAAAGCCAGCAGGAATTTCCGGTGGGGCGATATCTGTAGAATTAGCTGGCAGCCCTGTATGAGGTGGAATATATGCGTCACCTTCACCAATAAACTCATTAGTTCCGGCCAGCAGGTTATAAATTTTTACAGTACGTGATTGTTCACTCATTCTGAATGCCATTATGCAAGCCTCACAATATAATTAAATGCGATGTTTTTAACGGTGTTTTCCGCGTTACCAGCAGCGTTAACGGTGATGGTGTGTCCATGTGAACCAATCTTAACAGAGTGCGTATGAGCGCCAATACCAACAGTGTGTGCATGTGCCCCAGCACTTGTAGCGGTACCTGATACTGAGTGGGTATGTGCGCCAGAAGAAGGCACAGTTCCATTCCCCACCACCGTGCCACTTGATGAACCATCCAGCCAGTCGAAATTCATACCGCCACTGTTTGGTCTCCTTAATGGAACGGTATGAGTATGTGCGCCAGCACTATTTGCAGTACCAGATACATTGTGGGTATGTGCACCTGTGTTATTCGTTGATTTAGTACCGTAATCAAACGACGATGTGGTTTTCGTACCCAAATCCGTACTGGATGCGCTGGCACTGTGGGTGTGCGATTTAATGCCATCCTGTTCCTGAGACAATACGGCCCGACCACTGGCGGGTTTGCCCTTGATTGTCCAGCCGCGCATATCTGGAATAACACCAGAAGGATAGGCAATAGCCAGTTTCGGATATGCTGCCTTATCAAACGTCTGCCCCTGCATGATTGCATAACCTGCAGGTGGCGTATCTGATGGCCACGGCAGCGGAACACCTGGCGGAAACGCTTCAATATTTGCCGAGCCGTCAAATTTTACGCCGTTAATTGTCCTTGCCGTTTTCAGCTTTGTTGCTGTAGCAGCATTGCCGGATAGTTCGCCAGAAAGACCACCGCTGAATGTCTGTTTCGCCGCCCATGTCTGAGCTTCGTCGATAATTGGCACACGTCTTGTCGTAATCGTGCGGCTTCCCGGATTTCCTGAAATGCGAACCATAAAAAAGCGGTAATTCGCTTTACTTGCAGTGCTGCGCCATACATGCATTGAGCGCCCCGTACCGAAATCATCACTCGGACCAACTGCGATGTTTATCAGGTTGCCATCAATGACGCCCCAGTCCATACCGTCGGGAATATTGGTCATGTTATCAAGCCGAACGGTTATCAGACTGCCCGGCACAAAATCGTAGGTCTGCCAGTCCAGGCTGGTGAGTTTTGCCACTGCGCCACCGATCCCCATATTCAGGGGCAACGAAAAGGAGTTATACACTTCTCGCCATTCGGTCCATGTGCTCCCGGCGTAGACGCGCTCAAAAGTGCGCCCCTGTGTGGTTTCTGATTTCCCTGTGGTTGTGTAACGCTGCCAGACAGATACACCATCAAAACGCCTGATTACTTCCAGTATCCCAAGCAATGTCGCCCCAGCAGCGTCCAGCATCGGACCGTTTGTCGCCTTTCCTGTAACACTGTAAATACCGGGGTCGGTTAGAACATTCAAATCACCTTCGTAATAACGGCTCTCTGACTGATGACCGACTCTTAACCACGGTTCCCACTGCGGATTTGATGCATCCCAGCTTGCCGCAAGGCAGCGAACGTACATATTCCCACGACGAGTGGTATAACGTTGCGTTCTTCCATAATTCCCGCCTTCGAGGATCTCAAGCGTCCCCTGAGCAAAGCCGCCTTCCTCTGGATAATTGCGTTCATATGAAGCTATAGCCGAGCTACTGTTACGCCATAAACCAAGATGCTCAGCGGCTCCAAGCGTATTCAGGTCTATAGTCGTACTCAAAGGGCGGGTAGCTGATTGAGTGTGACGCCATACGCCCCACGGACCATCAGTGCCATTCCACTTATTGGCGAGTTTACGCATGTATACATTGCCGTCTCTCGTGATAAAACGTTGCGTGCCTGCAAAATTGCCAGCTGCAAAAACCTCAAGCACACCGACAGCATTATCTTCCGGGAAATTTTTCTCCAGTGTTGCGTTGGTGGATGTTGCTTTAGACCAGATGCCAAGATAAGCCTTAACGGGACCAAATGTATTCAAGTCAGCATCAAGCGGCATTTCGCCATTGTTTTTCATAAACGTCAGGCTGGTAACGCCAACATTGTCCAGAAAAGCGCCCTTATCTGGAATATCGTCACCGTTCTGGTCTTTCTGCATACGTTTTTCAGCATTGTCATAGGCTGCTTTTACTGCCTTTGGCGTTGCCGCCAGCTCTTCACTGGTGCTGTTTGTTGCGCTACTTAACTGAGTAAAACCTTTTTCTGTCAGCGTGGCGTCAGGATGGCGGCGGGACTGCTCATGCTCTGCGATTTTGTCATCGACGTAATCCTGCGTCGCCATCACTGTGCTGGCATCAATACTCAGCTCAACGGACGCCACGTTGCTGACAATAATAACCATGCGGCAGGTCTGCGCGCGCCCGGAGCCTTCAGCGAGTTCAGGTTTATAGCTTTCCGCCATGTTAGCGACCGCAATCAGTGTTCCGGCATCGTCATACAGACCCAGCTCACGCATCCAGAAGCCGCCCACTTCTGGCGGTACAACCAGTTCAGCCACGATATAGTTTTTATTCTTGTTATCCACGCTGACTTTATTCAGAGCGTGACGCCAGACCTCATGCACCAGTTTCGTCTGACCGGCATCCGGCACCGGCAATTTGCCATTACCGTCACCCACGGCCATTGCAGACAGAGTTACTTTTTTCCCGCCGGGGACAGTGGCGGCTGCCAGCTTCGCGGCTCCGGCAGTAGTGATAACGGTTTTAAATTTCGTGCTCATTGTTTCTCACTTATCCGGGATAAACAGTAATAACATCACCATCACAGACCACACCGCCTGTATACAGATAGCCGGGAATGTCCTGGATAATGTTCAGACCGATAAGGTGGCGACTTGCGGGTTTGGCATCGGCAATCAGCCGTTCCATTTCCAGATACATCTCCTCCGTGATACCGCTTTCCAGCACACCGATATCAAGGCGAAAGGTTCCGGGCGGGTCGTTTGTCTCCCACCATTCCTTTACGTTAATGAGATAGCCGAGCGGCTCCACCACACGCCGGATTGCGCCGACAGTGCCTTTATGACAATGAATGAAATACGCATCGCGAATCACGGCGCGTTTGGTCGCTTCCGGCCACTTTTCATCCCATCTGTCGACCGAAAACGCCCACGCCAGCCACGGCAGCAGATTTGCCGGACAGGTATCCGGGTTCCACAGCTCACGAATACTGACCGGCGTTTTTTCAATTTCCGCACAGGCTTTTGCGGCAGCAACTTCAAGCGGTGATGAGCCGGTCGGCAGCAGTCGCGAATCACTCATCCGAGCCTCCGGTCACAACGCGGTATTCGGTACAGAAAGACGCCTGCGTACTGTTGAGCACGATGTCGGCCAGCGGTGCAGTCAGTTCGACACGCTGCACGCCTTCCACATGCAAAGCGGCATAAATGGCAGACAGGCGGATGTCGCGCCCCAGCCGGTGCTGTGCCGTGATGTACGCTTCCAGCTTTTTCACGGCGGCCGCGCGAATGGGTTCGCTTTCGGGACCAGGGTAAAGGTAAAGCGTGGCGTTTATCTGGTATTCAACGATGGCGGCAGACTGCACGGTCACGCGGTCGGCCACCGGTCTGACGTCCTCGCCATTAAGGGCGTTACGCACCACCGCCAGCAGGTCTTCGGATGCGACACCGTTATTTTCACGGGACAGCACAGAGATGGTGACGCAGGCCGGAGACGGACTGGTGACAGAGATATCCGCGACACGCCCGTCGGCACTGCGACCATGATACTGATAGGCTCCCACCGACCCGGCGACGCTTAAGCCCTCAAACGCCTGCTGAATACGCAGACGATAATCGGTATCAGATTCCATCACTGCCGGTGTCGGCGGGATAGTCGAATCATCTGCCGGGGTGATAGTCAGACGCGTGGTGTTGTAATTGGCACCAATCACATCAAGGTCATTACCGGCGGCACAAGCCAGCATTACCGCCCGTGCGGCCTCATTCACACGCTGACGCCAGATAAGCTCACGATAAGCATTTTCCTCCAGCAGTTTGACGAGAGGCTCAGATTCCAGCGTCAGGGTACGGGCGACCGCCTCCTGCTGGTCTTCCGGGTAAAGGGAAATCAGTGTCGCCTTGCGTTCGGCAAGAATGGTTTCAAAGTCCAGCTCCTCAACCACATCCGGTGCGGGTAGCTGGTTCAGGTCGATAATCGGCATGGTTTCAACTCACAGGGATGGTTAACGAAAGTGGCTGGCCGGTGTCGTTGTGCTGGCCGGTTAACGTAACTGTCATTCGCCCGTCAAAACTGCGCTCAGTGGTGACGGATGACAGGGTGACGCGGGGTTCCCATTTCAGCACTGCCATGTAACAGGCGACCTTAATCTGCAACTCAAGTGCCGGGGTCTGCGGCTGGTCAATCATTGACGCCAGCAACGAGCCGTAATCACGACGCATCACCCGTGAGCCGACCGGTGTGCGCAGGATATCGCCGATACTCTGGCTGATATGCTCAAGGTCAGTGACAGTCAGGCCATCACTGCGATTCATTCCGAGATAACGTGCTGTCATAGAGGACTCCCGGTTGTGCCGCCGCTGTCGCCGGGGTGTTTATGGGTATGCAGTACCTTACCGTTTGATGAGAGTTCACCGCCGGTGTGTTCAATGTTGCCGCGCATCGTCCCGCCCTTCTGTACTTCCAGCGTGCCGGTAATCAGTCTGTTGGTGCAGACCACCTCCGGGGTGTCCAGGGTGATGCGGGTTGACGCTTTCACCATGACTACCGGCACCGTGGCGGTAACAGAATCAGAAGCCGTCACGCTGGCCGTTTTAATTCCGCTTACCATCAGTGCACTGGTTTCAGGTTCATACTCAATCACCGCCCCGTCAGGGAAACGGATATGCAGGGCATCCGCCGACGCAGACGGCGCGGGGTTATCGCCGGAATAAATCCCCGGCAGAACGAACGCCGTGTCGAGTTCACCGCCCACGGCCAGAATCAGCACCTGTTCCCCCACGGAAGGTGCCCACCATGTGCGCGAACGTCCGGCGCGATGGGTCAGCCACTGCAGCCAGTCGGTACACATGCCGCCGGTCTGCACACGGCAGCGACCGGCGTTAAGGTCGGTTTCGACGATAACGCCGGTGCGAATCATGTTGCGCAGTGCGCGCGCGAGTTCCTGAATATTTGCGAGAGTGTTCATAACGGGAAGGATGCCGCCGGGTCATACCGGCGGCAATGTGACGATGAGGTGTCGGGAATGGCACAACTAACGGTCGAGATGAGCCAGGATAATCTCTTCAATCATCTGCACATCCTCACCGGTAAAGCCGAGCAGAGGACGCGCCGGATAATCAATTTTCTTACCGTCTTTCCGGGTTTCTTCCGACAGACCGAACTGATGCACACTGGCGATTTTCGGCGACTTCCCGCCGTAAAACTCCATTGATGCCTGTTCCGGGCTGGCGCGGATATGCAAAAAACGACTGGTGATAAGTTTCGCAAACATTTTTCGCTTAACACGACCGGTCTTTTTTCTGGCGCTCTGCTGCTGGCGTGGTGCGTAGGGTGTGCCGTCCGGGGCTTTCTGTGCCATCACCCGGCGCTGCTGACTCTGCCGCAGATGTTTCGCCAGTTCGGTGCTCAGTCGCCGACGCCCTGATGGTGACAGTGATTCAATCAGCCCGGTCAGCCGGTCTTCAAAATGCTTAAACTCATTCATCCCACTTGCTCACCAGTTCGCCATTGATATAAAGCTCCATCGGGCGGGTGACCGGCTCCGGCGGCGGAGGTTCCGGGATATTCTTCACATGCAGTGCGCCGTCCACCTCACTGACCAGCGTGCGCTCGGTCAGCATCAGGCTGATGCTGATATCAAAGCTGCTGTCATTGTTGATGTCCGCATAAAACGTGAAGCCCTTTTTCTGGCCTTCGTCGGTGGTCATGATGTCGGGCTGATTTTCCCGCAGCCACGCCAGCACCGGCACGATGAGCAGGTCAAAATCACCGGTAAAGTCGGTCACAATGACATTGAGCGTGTAACGCTTTTCGAATGACAGCGACGTCGCCAGCGTGGAGGCAATACTCCCGTTATCCACGAATATCCGCAGCATCTCGGGACTGGTTTTCAGCACCGTGACGGCATCAGTCAGCGCCCTGCGCAGGCTGTCGGGTTTGAGCATCGTTTTCGTCCTGACAGTGTTTAATCATTTTTACCTGGCTGGCACAGCGTGCCAGCGCGTTCTCAAGCAGCCGGATATCGGCACTTAAATCGCCGTTCTTCTGCGGGTCACTGCCCGGCATCGGGCAAAGACTCACTTTCGGGCAGGCGTTGTGGACAATCACTGGCGTCTGCGCAGGCCGGGCGCTGGTGCAACCGGCGCACAGCATCAGGCAGGTCAGCACCGTACCAGCGGCGAAAATCTTCGTTTTCATTGAGTAACCTCGTGATGGTTTTCTCGCGCTGTGCTTCACGCTTCGCGGCGTTCTCCAGTTCCTGACGCAGTGCCACCTGCGCCAGCTCGTTTTTGTCTGCCCTGGTGATGGCAACATGAAGCTGATTTTTCAGCATGGTGATGGTCGTCTGCTGTTCACTGGCGACGCTGTTCGCCCTGTCCAGCGAGGCGCGCAGGCTGGCATTTTCATGCTTCACCAGAAACAGCCCCGCCACCGCCAGTGATAACAACACAACCAGCACAGTCATCAGTTTTGACATAGTTCCCGCCCCTCAAGACGCTGACGGCAGGCCGTACGTATCAGCCGGAAAAACAGCGATGCCACGAGATAAATCAGTGCGGTAAAAATCCACCCGGCAGCGACCAGCGAGATAAACGTCGCCACCATCACCACCAGACCCACCGCCCGTCTGCACCACGTCACCGGCTGCAAAAACAGCGACGTGACAATCTTCACAGCCAGCGATTCCGGCGGCAGCTCCCGCCCGTAGCGTTCCAGCACATACTCAGTGGCATACACCCCGACACCACCGGCAACCACACAGATAACCGTCGCCAGAATCGCCCAGGTGGCGACAAAACTGACGGCCACGCTCTGCGGGTAAATCAGGGACAGTGCCAGCATCAGCGCCAGCGACACGTTCAGCATCAGTGAAAGGGATAATTTCTTCATGGTGTTTACTCCGTTTAAGCCGGTACGCCGCCGGCGGTACGCCAGACGGTGACCAGTTTTTCCAGTGAATGCTCACGCTGACCGTAACCGGCACCCGGCAGGGACGCCCAGATATTGCGACAGCGTGAAATGGCGCGCTCAATGCGTCCCGCCCGGATGTCATCCAGTGCACCGCGTTCGCGGATCAACTGAATGGCGAGCCTGTCCTGTGACAACGGACTGAAATCCGGCAGGGCAAGCTGTTTGCGGTAATGCGGCCAGAACAGGTAAAGCTGCTGATAGCGACCGGAGGCCGTGGATTTTTCACCGCGACGGTTAAACACCTTCGCCGGTCGGCCATGTGCGAACGGGTGGTCACTGTAGTCGGTGAAAATTTCCGGCTTCCCGTCCAGTCCGGTGACTATCACGTCATAGCCCCGGTTTTTCGTCAGCGGATGATTCGCCGTCCCTTCGGACACGGCCAGCATGTCGAGAAAGGCGGCGATATTCTGGTGCGTGTTAATTACCGGCATTACGGTTTCCCCCTGCCCTTAAAGCGGCGCTGAATGGCAATCTCAATCACCTGATAACCGGCGATACCCAGCATGGAGCCGATGCCGCACACCGCAGGCAGTGACAGGTCAGGAAACTGCACCAGAACAACACCGGCAACCATCGAGACAAAACCACCGAGCAACATGCGCCCGATAAACAGACGCGGGGTGATGGGTTCACCACCGGCAAGCACCTTGCCGACAACAATCAGCACCCCAATCATGAAAAGCGACAGGACGCTTTTTTCTTCTGCTGTCATGCGTTACTCCCACAGATTGACAGTTTCAGCCACGGGCGCGGTCTGAACGTCGGGCAGTTCGACGGCGGTGCCGTGTGGCAGCACCGCACCCAGTTCAGCCAGTCCCGGATTTGCGGCGAGCACGGTCTCAACCACGCCCTCAGTGCGCCCGTAATACCGGACACAAATGGCGTCGAGCGTGTCGCCCTGTAGCGCAAAGGTCTTCATCAGATTTGACTCACGATGCAGCGCGGCTTGTCCTGGATGCGCGCCACCGCCCAGCGCATATCCCGCCACAGTTCATCAATGGTGCTGTCAATGCTGTCAGCCTTCTTGTCGCCTTTCGCACTGGCATCCACGCCGCGATAACGCTCATAAAGCGACGCGGTCGCCATCGCGCACACGGCGCGCTCGTAGTAAAAAACCTTGATGCTTTCACCGTCGATGTCGTCCGCCGGGACGTCCGCCAGACGCGTAAAACCGGCGGCAATTTTCTGTTCGCGGTACTCGTACAGCTCCGCATTTGTTTCCGCCATGCCTGACTTGATGGCCTCACGCAGACGGGCGGGGGCGACGGTCTGCTCAAGGCGCATACGTTCCCGGACGCGCTTCGGGTCGATATCGGGAAAAAAGAACGTGTTTTTAATCACCGGCTCGTCGCCTGCCGGTTGCGGGATGACCACCGTACCCTCACCGGACACGGGAGCCTCCTTTCGCGGAATAATCAGCGTCATCATGACTACCTCTGAAAAGTCGGGCGGTGGACGCCGGTGCAGTGTCAGGTGATTCACCCTCACTGACCGGCGTGCCGCCCTGGCGCGGGGCGCATTCGGTTGTTAACTGGCTTTCTTTTTCGGGCGTCCACGTTTTGCCGGTGTCGCACTCCGGGTCTTACGCGGGGCGCGGGTGACCGCTTTTGGCTCCGGCTTCGGTTTCAGCTCCCGCTCCAGTCGTTCAATCTCTTTTTTGACGCCTGCCTGACAGTCGAGCTGTGTCGCACGTTGCAGGTGAGCCAGCGCACCGGCGGCATCACCACCGTCACGCAGAAACAGACCGGTGATTTTGTGCAGCTTTGCGCGCACTTCATCAGGCATGTCAGCAGCGGCAGTCAGTTCAAGGGTCTCCGTCAGCAGGCGGGTATCCACAGACTCACCGGCCGCGTGGGCGCGCATGGCCGCGAGCGCGACCTCCTCGGTGAACATATACGGCGGGGTGCGGCGGTGTTTACCCGGCATGGTCAGACCGTATTTCAGGGCATAACGGGCAATCTCCAGCGCACCGGCAATATCGCCGGTATCCAGACGCCACAGCATGACCGTCATCAGAATGTCATCCTGTGCGCCTTTGCCCTGCTCCAGCACGCCGTTCACCCACGGCAACCAGAACGGCAGCAGTTCGCGCTTTTTCGCGGCCTTCAGCTCTTTTGAATAAATCGCTTTCAGTGTGCGCTGGTCTGCGGCCAGCTTGACCAGCATCTGCTCATAGACAGTTGCATGTCGCAGCGGGGCGGCTTCCCGCTGCGCGGTCATCGCTGCCGAGACCCGCATCATGTGGCGCTGTGCGGGACTCGTCATCGGTTACGCTCCCGGCTCTGCGGTCGCCTTAGCCGGTGTGGAGAAATCACCGACCTTAATTTTTTCCACCAGACAACCGGCGGCGTAGTCTTCCACCACGTAATCAATGTTCATTGACTCGTAGTTCTCCACGCGGTCGAGTTTCGGGTTTTCCACAATCACGCGGCGATGGCTGTCATCCATGTAGTAGATGGACAGGTTTTCCAGCTTCGTGATGAGCATCGCATCCGCCGGGAAGTACGGGACGCGTACCGCCGGCAGGTTACCGATGCGTTTCTGGCTGATGATGACGTCAGCGGCCAGCATTTCGCTGTTGTCCTGCTCCTTGTTAACGATGGGGAAATACTTGTCCGCCAGTAGCTGACGCCCCACAATCACCACAAGGTCAGGGTCTTCCTGATACCACGGCTCAATCAGGTTGTTGGTCGCATCCATCACCAGTGCATCGAGGCTTACATAATCACCGCCCTTACCCACGCGGATGACCTCAGAGGTCGTGTGACCTTCCTCGTCAGTGACCTTGCTCATCACGCGCGCCGGTGCCTCATTGCGGTATTTCTGCAGCCAGCCAACCGCCACATCCTGCAGCATCGGATTGCTGCTGCGGTCAGAGGTTTCGGCACGCTTCACGCCGTTAAAACCGGCCATGATTAAATCAAGGGACTGGCGTTTGATAATGGCGTTACGGATACGGAGCTGGAAATCCTGATAACGCGCCCACAGGTCAAGCGTTTTGTAGCGGATATAAAAATCGAAGTTAATCTGGTCGCATTCGTACTTGTTAGACGCCAGCTTCGAGAAGTCCTTCGGCTGACGCTCGGTGCCACCGGCGGTGTCGGTGGTGCTGGCGATGGAGCCGGTGACACCGATACCAATTTTTTCCCCTTTCATTTCGCTGACCGGCACAATGTTGATGCGGGTCAGAAAATCAGAGGACTCCTGCATGGTGTTCATCAGGGTCTGGGTGACCGACGGTTCAACGGTGAATTTTTTCGACACATCACCGGCGTCGATGCCGTTCAGTTCGGCAACACGGGACAGGTAGGCATTAAATTTAAAGCGGGTTTCCTGGCGCATAGTTTTTCCTGAAATTAAGGGTTAATCGTGAAGGTTTTCCCGGACTGACTGACGCCGGTCAGCAGTTCGTCATCAGGGCGTCACCGCCACCGCCGGTGGCCTTGCTGCGGCGCTGCTGGGTCAGACTTTCGGTGTGGTCGAGGCTGTTTTTCAGGCGGGTGAATGCCTGGCTGGTTTCATCCGCCCTGTCAGTCACATCCTGCTTAAGTGCGGAAAAGGCAGTTTCCATCTCAGCGAGGCGCTGCTCAGTGGCGCTCAGTTTTTCCTGCACATGTTCAGCAACAGCGGTCACCGCTTCATGCACGTCATTCAGACGGGCGTCATCGCTGGCCTGTTTGCGGCCAAAAATGGATTTCACCTTTTCGGTCAGGGCGGTGAACACGGTTTCAGGCAGGTCTTCAAATTCCAGCTCAACAGGCGTTGCCACTGAAATCAGGTTTTCAGGGCTTAATTTGAAGCGGTTCAGGGGGTTGTGTTTTGCCGTGCGGCAGAATTCCAGGTATTCCGTGCCGAGGCTTGCCGGGTCATCGGTGACGGCCAGACCCACCAGATAACATTTGCCGGTATTGGCAAAGTTCGGCTGAATTTCCATTGAGGTATAGACCTTCTGCGCGGCCTTGTTCATCGCGATAAGGTCATCGGTCGGGGTGATTTTCGCAAACAGCGCCCATTTGCCTTTCAGCGCCGAATCATCGTCAATCTTTTCGGCCTTCAGTTCGACCACATCGCCATAACGCTTAAAAATACCGTCAGGCAGGATGCCGCGCAGATGTTCCAGGTTAATGCGGCAACCATAGACTCGCGGGTCAAAGGTTTCGGCCATTTCCTGAATATCCTGCGCACTGATGACACGCCCGTCACAGGTGTCACCCTCAACGCCGATACGAAAGAATTTTGAGACTTTTTTTGCCATTGTCAGGAGTCCTGAATAGTGATTAGAGGAGTCACATGTCGGCATCAGTTTCCCGACGATGCGCATCCTCCGCCATCAGTCCCGGATGGCTTATCACTGACACAACAGCACCTTAGCGAATCGCGGGGCGCGACTCAGTAGCCTTGCCGTGTATTCATCACGGCGAGGTATTCATGACCATCACCACAGACACCACTCTTTTACACGACCCGCGTCGTCAGGCGGCGCTGCTGTACTGGCAGGGATTTTCCGTGCCGCAGATTGCCGCCATGTTGCAGATGAAACGCCCGACGGTGCAGAGCTGGAAACAGCGCGACGGCTGGGACAGCGTTGCCCCCATCAGCCGTGTCGAAATGAGTCTGGAAGCGCGGCTGACCCAGCTCATCATCAAACCGCAGAAAACCGGCGGTGACTTCAAGGAAATTGACCTGCTCGGACGCCAGATTGAACGACTGGCACGGGTCAACCGTTACAGTCAGACCGGCAACGAGGCAGACCTTAATCCGAACGTCGCTAACCGCAACAAAGGCGGGCGTCGCCAACCGAAAAAGAATTTTTTCAGTGACGAGGCCATCGAAAAGCTGGAGCAGATTTTCTTTGAGCAGTCTTTCGAATATCAGTTGCACTGGTATCGCGCCGGGCTTGAGCACCGCATCCGCGATATCCTGAAATCCCGCCAGATTGGCGCGACGTTTTATTTTTCCCGCGAGGCGCTGCTGCGCGCCCTGAAAACCGGTCATAACCAGATTTTTCTGTCGGCCAGTAAAACGCAGGCGTATGTGTTCCGCGAATACATCATCGCCTTTGCCCGGCTGGTTGACGTTGACCTGACCGGTGACCCGATTGTCCTGGGCAATAACGGCGCAAAACTGATTTTTCTCGGCACCAACTCCAACACCGCGCAGAGCCATAACGGAGACCTGTACGTCGACGAGATTTTCTGGATCCCGAATTTTCAGGTACTGCGTAAGGTGGCATCAGGTATGGCCTCACAGAGTCACCTGCGCTCGACCTATTTCTCCACCCCGTCCACGCTGGCGCACGACGCCTACCCGTTCTGGTCGGGTGAACTGTTCAACCGGGGACGTGCCAGCGCCGCCGAACGTGTGGAAATCGACGTCAGTCATAACGCCCTTGCCGGAGGTCTTCTCTGTGCGGACGGCCAGTGGCGGCAGATTGTCACCATTGAGGATGCCCTGAAAGGCGGCTGCACACTGTTCGACATTGAGCAGCTCAAACGTGAAAACAGCGCCGACGATTTTAAAAACCTGTTCATGTGTGAATTTGTTGACGACAAGGCGTCGGTGTTCCCGTTCGAGGAGCTGCAACGCTGCATGGTCGACACGCTGGAAGAATGGGAAGACTATGCGCCGTTTGCCGCGAATCCGTTCGGCTCACGTCCGGTATGGATTGGTTACGACCCGTCACACCGTGGCGACAGCGCCGGATGCGTGGTGCTGGCACCGCCGGTGGTGGCCGGTGGCAAATTCAGAATACTTGAGCGTCACCAGTGGAAAGGCATGGACTTTGCCACCCAGGCTGAATCCATCCGCAAACTCACCGAAAAATACAACGTCGAATACATCGGTATTGATGCCACCGGCCTTGGTGTCGGCGTGTTCCAGCTCGTGCGCTCGTTCTATCCCGCCGCGCGCGATATCCGCTACACGCCGGAAATGAAAACCGCAATGGTGCTCAAGGCCAAAGACGTTATCCGCCGTGGCTGTCTGGAATATGACGTCAGCGCCACCGACATCACCAGCTCGTTTATGGCTATCCGCAAGACCATGACCAGCAGCGGACGCAGCGCCACCTATGAGGCCAGCCGCAGCGAGGAAGCCAGCCACGCCGACCTCGCCTGGGCGACCATGCACGCCCTGTTAAATGAGCCACTCACCGCCGGTATCAGCACCCCGCTGACATCCACCATTCTGGAGTTTTACTGATGAGCAAGAAAAAAGGGAAAACACCGCAACCTGCGGCAAAAAAAATGACCGCCAGCGCCCCGAAAATGGAGGCATTCACCTTTGGTGAGCCGGTGCCGGTACTCGACCGCCGTGACATTCTGGATTACGTCGAGTGCATCAGTAACGGCAGATGGTATGAGCCACCGGTCAGCTTTACCGGTCTGGCAAAAAGCCTGCGTGCTGCCGTGCATCACAGCTCCCCGATTTACGTCAAACGCAATATTCTGGCCTCAACGTTTATCCCGCACCCGTGGCTTTCCCAGCAGGATTTCAGCCGCTTTGTGCTGGATTTTCTGGTGTTCGGCAATGCGTTTCTGGAAAAGCGTTACAGCACCACCGGTAAGGTCATCAGACTGGAAACCTCACCGGCAAAATATCCCCGCCGTGGCGTGGAGGAGGATGTTTACTGGTGGGTGCCGTCCTTCAACGAGCCGACACCTTTCACGCCCGGCTCCGTGTTTCACCTGCTGGAGCCGGATATTAATCAGGAGCTGTACGGTCTGCCGGAATATCTCAGCGCCCTTAATTCTGCCTGGCTGAATGAGTCGGCCACGCTGTTCCGCCGCAAGTATTACGAAAACGGCGCTCATGCCGGATATATCATGTACGTCACTGATGCCGTGCAGGATCGCAACGATATCGAAATGCTCCGCGAAAACATGGTGAAGTCGAAAGGCCGCAACAACTTTAAAAACCTGTTTCTCTATGCCCCACAGGGGAAAGCCGACGGCATTAAAATTATCCCCCTCAGTGAAGTGGCGACGAAGGACGATTTTTTTAATATCAAAAAAGCCAGCGCCGCTGACCTGCTGGATGCGCACCGCATCCCCTTTCAGTTGATGGGCGGCAAGCCGGAGAACGTCGGGTCACTGGGAGATATTGAGAAAGTGGCAAAGGTCTTTGTCCGCAATGAACTTATCCCGTTACAGGACAGGATCCGCGAGATAAACGGCTGGCTCGGTCAGGAGGTCATCCGCTTTAAAAACTACTCACTGGACACTGACAACGGCTGAACATCGCCGCCTGCGGGCGGCTTTTTTACACCCCCGTCATCACGGCCTCACACGCTCACCACCGCACAAAACACCCCGCAGACACACCAACGCCCCGGCAGGCCGACTAAATGCCATCACGACGCGCTCAGACGCTGAAAAAATAAAATCAGCCCCACCGCCAGCGCGCAGTGCTTTCCCCGCCTCGCCCGCCCGCTTCATGGGGCGGTTTTAATGCAGTTGCACGAACAATCCAGATTCGCGCCAGCTCTGACAATATACTGTCAGAGCAAGCACGTCTGACGCATGCAAAAAAATGCATCTTTTGTATGCAATGCAGAAATCAAACAAATTTGAGTATAAATTAACGATGAGCCCTATGATTTTTAACTTCATCCCTAGCAGTTAACAGCAAATTAAAAGTCTTTATCTGCCTGATACTGCCCTGAACAGTAGTAACAACGATACTCAACATCACCATCATCCATTGGCCAAATGCTCATTTCGCTGCTGGGAGCCTGCGCACCACAACAATCGCAAGCAACATCAATATCATCACTATCTTCATTCTGACAAAAAGTGCATTTGTAACCCGTAGAAGACTCATCAGAGGGAATCATTGTGTCGTTAGAACACTCAGGACATTCATAAACTTTCCAATCGACCAATTCATAAAATTTATGCCTAACCCCATAAAAAGCTTCAGCCTCTCTTTCTTCAACTTCTTTCTTGGCTTCAGAGAGCCTATGAGAGTATTCATCAGCTAAAGTTTGAAATATCTGTAAGTTATCTGCACCGACTTCATCTTCAAGATTAAAAAGATCGAAGATATCAATAAACTCAGCTACCCCCCGGACTAGGCGTCCAATACACAAGCGCGCGTCTTTAGGAGTAAGTCTGAATTGATAATGCTCAATATCATTTCTTAAATTCTTTATCCAAGCTATATCATTACAAAAATCAATATCTACAAAATCAACCCCAGTTATGCCACATTTCTCACACTTAGCAAAGTTTAGTGCCTGATCTAAGGTTATCGTATATGGCCTAGATTTCCCTTCAATGAACCTTCCTAAATCAACGCCATCCTCGATAATTTTATTATATGCGTCTAAAAGACTGATTGATTCTCGCTTTGCTCTTGTAGCTATTTGTTTATAGCAATCGGAATACAGTAAATTTTCATCTACTGTAACAATATATAACTTCAACACCAGCTCAAGAAAATGTGACAAATGCAAGATAGCAAATTTATATTGCCGCAATTCTCCTCTCTGCCCTAACTCATACTTTGCTAAAGCTTCATTAAAACTATCAATAGCATTCTCTTGTAAATCCAGTTGATATTCCATTACATCACCTAAAAATTTCATATTTATATGAGTGCAGAAAACCATTCAGCACTCATTGCTTATAATCAATTATCTAATATTGATACAACCTCTCCCGTTCGTATGTCGACGCGCGCAGCTATAGTCTGCTTAACCACTCCACCATAAGCATTAGTACCGCGAAACGTAGTTTTCACAATAGCGTACGGGTCTTTATTCAAAACCAGATGATATACCGTTGACACATGTTTATAAGATGAATCATCGTTCATATTATCTTTAATTAGTTTTTCCAATGGACGATAAGAACCATCCCAACCACTAAAATTACTCTGAAATGTATCAAGATTGATTTTATTGTTTAGTGAATTCGGGTCATTTTCATAATCATTAAAGCACCACCCAAGAACATCACCGAGTTTCAACTCATCATCTTTGGTAAATGTATACTCACTCATGCAGGCATAAAACGCATCTGACGCGGTGGCTGGAACTTCCTTAAAATCAATGTAACTATTCACAATATCGTGTCGTGTTTTCTTTGACTCGTTCCGATATTCCTTGAGTGTTTTTTCCCCATATTCGAATGTTTTTTGGACTTTGTGTTCTGCAACGGTTGATGTTTCAGTTTTATCAACTGGCTGGCTTTTTTCTGTTGGATAGAGTATTGAACCAATTATGCTCAATACAAAACCTCCTCCGAGATAAACCGCACTTGCACGTTTGCGGTTTGGCATTCGCACCAGTGATGGCTTGATTAACCCGATGAAGAAAGCAACGAAAAAAGCGAGTGATAGAAAAGCGATTATAGTATCCATAGCTATCCTTTTTGCATCATCCACATAAAAAATCGACCTCATGTTAGCAACAGGATGCTTACTTTTGAATATTTGTAAGTTGTTAGCTCTCCAACCTAACTCCTTTCAACCGTTAAAAACCGGCACCAACGCAGTAAAAATATGTCTGTCAACTAACGCCTCGCTTCGCTCGTTGTTCAACCCCGCCAGCCCTGAAAACAAGTTTCACGACTGGCGGCGTTCTCTATCGTCTGCGTGGTGGTGGCGCAACTCTGGACTGACCGATATAGTTAAGCCGCCCGTAATTATCCCGGACTATTTCGGCACACCCGACCAGCTCATCGGGCGTCAGATTTTCGTTGACCATAATCCGCTGTAAACGCTGAACAATAGCCATCAGCCTGATATTTTTAGTTTTATGGTGCGGTATCTCGCCTGGTATTCTGTGCATTATCCAAGCCACCCGTTTTGCTGTGCACGCTCCATCTGTTCATCTGAATAGTTCCATGCTCCATCCGTGGCAACCATTGCCCCGCCAGACATCCCCGTCTCTGGTTCATACATAACAGCAAGGCCGAGCTGATGCATAATTTCATGATTAATTCTGAATACCAGACCACGCTCACTAAGTTCTTTCCAGTTCACAATCTCATATGCGCCTGTATTAAGCAGCTCAATACTTAGCAAGACATAATCTTCCAGCCAGTCTGACAGGTCAGTAACATCTGTTATCCGGGCTTCAACCTTTCGCCCCGTATACACACCCTGCACCCATTCATGCAAAATCAACGTGTCCCCGTGCTCATAATTACGGTCATTTTTCCTAAACTCTGCGCGTTTCTTTCCTTCCAGCACAAGGTCGAAATATTTTGCGTGCAGCTTTACCTCGTGAATTTTTGCCATCATGTCCACTCCATTACTGTTGAGAATCCCGGCCACTCATCAGCGACCGGATACGTGAATTTTTTCCCGTCATAATTTACGGTTGCCCCACGCGCCAGCGCCTCAAGCTCCCATCGCTGCGGCCTGATACCGTTCTGAGCAAGGTCAACGCGGATACGGGTGATTTGCAATCGTTCCGGCCGGGTCAGTCTGGCCGATGGTGCAATTTCATGCGGTTTTAACGGGCTTCCGTTTCTTTGCTGACGATTTGGCGTTCCCAGCCCGTGTTTTAATGCGCCCCTGAGCGCCTTCACGACCTCCGGCTCATTCCATTCGATAACACCGTCATCAACCAGATTAAGCACTGCTGCGGCGTGCTCAGAAGGTGTGGGAGCCGGTAACGAAGTATCACCACCGGTGACCTTTCCACAGTTATTGACAGGACTCCGAGGCGCGGCGATGCCGCTTTTTAACGTCAAAGGCTCAACGACCGGCACTTTCGGCACAATGCGCCAGTCCGTCGTTCTGGTGATATGAATATGACGCGCGCCGAGATGCGGCGCGTAAATGCCGACCACTCTCTCGACTTCTTCCTCATACTCGTTAACGTCATCCGACGGGCTACGGGCGACCCTGACAGTCTGACAATCGCGCGGGACATTTGCCCCACCCTGCGCGCTGATATACAACGCAAAATCACCACTGTCTGCGGCGGCGCGTGCAGCCTCGACGCGCTCGTCAAACTCATCAGCAATGCTGACGCCGCGAGGCAATTTGCGTAGTTCACGGTAAGCCCCCATTGTCGGCAGACCAACCGTTTTAAATTGCGGGATGCGCCACGTTGACGCCCATGCGGTAACAGCCGCGGCAGTATCTTTCAGCGGTCTGCCGGTATCATTATCGAGCTGACCATCCAGTGCATATCCGTCGATATTTTTTGAGATGTATTTCGCGATATACCCCGCAGCACCGCCCCGGTTAAGGTGTTTCGCCTGAAAACGGTTTCGCGCGGCTCCTCTTTCGTCGCCATCCTCTTTGAGCGCATAGCGACGCATGATTTCGATAATCTGGTTACGCTGGCGTGGATTACAAAAAAGCATCATATGCCAGTGCGGCGTTCCGTCGTGGTGTGGCTCGACGACACGCAAACCGTAGACCTGTAAATCATTATCCTTGAATGCCGTGCGCATCAGGCTCCAGATACGGCAGAGATAACGCTGCGCATCCTTTGGATTAAATGCCTCATCATTCCAGCCGTGATTAAGCTGGACGGTTTTACTTTCGCCTTTTCCGACCTGACGTGTCGGGTGATACTTTGACGGCGTGGTCAGCGTGATAAACATCCCCACATCACCCTCTGCGGCGGCGTAACGCTCAATACCGGCAATGGTGTTCATCAGCTCCATCCGGCGAATTTCAGGATTAGAAATACTGCCCATCACCTTACTGATAAGGTCGATGCGCTCGCCGGTTTCCCTGTTTTCAAGGTCACACGATTTAAGAAATTCCAGATTTGCCTGGCGGCGTGCACGCACATCACGAATGGCATGTTTACTGGCATAAGGAGAACGGTCTTTATTCACCTCCCCGACAGCAATCAGTAACGCCTCATGCCAGCGCATACGCTGGCCTTTAAGCTGATGAGTCCACCACTCATCGTTAAACAGACGGGCAATGGCAGAATATGCCTGCCTCGTGGTCATCTGTCCTTTACGGTATTTTTTCCAGTAGAGAGGGGAAATATTGAAAGCACGTGCAGCGCCAGCAACATGACCATAGAGGTGAGCCTGCGCCTCATCCGTAAACAGCGATTCTTTTTCGCCATGCGCATCCACCCAGGCATCGCTGAGTTCCTCATACATCATGAAAAACTGCGATGAGATACGGGCGGCAAACTTTTTCAGCTCCTTGTCATTCATTCCCGGCAGGCGCGCATAGTGGTCACGCTCTGCCAGAAACAGCAACGACGCGTCGGTGTTCATTTCATGGCGCTGATTCACACGCTCAATGCGCGGCCATAAACGACGCTGAAAAGTGGATGTGAGGAAATAGAACCCGTGCACCGGGCTTTTATTGCGCCGGATGTAGTCATAGCGTGACGTAAACAGCGAGCGCAAAAAGTAAGGCAGGCGGTTAATCGTGGATAAAACACCTTGCACCTGACGCATCTCGTCACGTGTAAGGGGTCTTTCGCGCCCGACGGCCTCGCGTGGCGCGTTCCATGCATAAGCACCGGTAAACGCCTTACCGGTGCCTGCGGCAAATGCTGACGGAGGGACAAAACGCCCGGAGGCTTTAACGGCCATATGAGCCAAAAGCCTCTGAACAACGCTTGCTGAGTTGCTCAACCTGCGCGTTTAAATCAGCAAAAGACTTTGCGCTTCCGGTCAGAATATCGTGATGCATCAGGCCGGAAACGAGCTGGCTTAATTTCGGGTAATAACCAACCACCGCCAGCCATTCCTGACCGGCGTTTTTACCGCTTTCCGCTCTCTTTTTCTCGTGGAGAATAAACTGAAAGCTGTCACTGGTAACGACATAACGTTCGCCAATTTCGATACGAATACTCATGCCATTCTCCGGTAATGTTTGTTTTTTGCTTCAAAGACTGACTGACAGGAAACACAACGCGTGGCTGACGGATAAGCCGCACGATGGGCAGCAGGTATTGGCGCGTCACACTCTTCGCAAACCAGCGCAGAAGCACCGCAATGTTTTACCCTTGCCGCGTTAATCTGACGCTCCAGTAATTCAGCCTGTTGTTCCTGAATAAAATCTACGTTGTCCGGCATTACCAGCTCCTTTTGTCGTTCAGCTTCTTAAATTTATCAGCGCAATAGCTGGCGATTTCTGTCGTTAATTTCGTCAGTTCATCCACGGAGGAAATTTGCTTGTGGAATACAGCGCGTTTAACAAGTAAATTGACCACATCAGACAGGAGGTTTAATTCATTCTGATAAATCGCGATAACATATTCAGTTATTTCGCGTTTTTCTTTATCAAGACCAAGTTGAATAAGAGACAAATCGCCATTTTTCATAACGGCGATTTTTAAGGCGTTATTCAGTAATACAACTGAATGAGAACAGGACATCAAAGCACCTCCCCGCGAGATAATCCGATATTGTGAAATTTTTCCGACTCCTGACTGAGCAGCTCGACTATCTCCACGCGGGATAACTCCGCCTTTGTGATGTGGCGAATCATGGCGTCAAGATGAGAAGAGAAGCGCGTCGCTGCATCTGCCTGTGCTTCGGTTCTGGCCTGTTGCAGCAGTAATGCGTATTTACCGCACTGATTTTCAGAAACTGTATGCATGACTTTCTCCAGGCAAAAAGAAGCCCCGCACAATTAAGTGCGTTAAAAACTCTGGTTAATTACTTAATGCAGATATTGCTCTGGTTTTACCGACGTCAGAATTGTCGGTGCATACTCAAACAGACTGAATAATTCACGTAACGCACGGAATAAAGCATCACGCCAGTAACATGATTCCTCATTAATTCGCCAGTATGGCTGGTTAAATTCTTTTTCTGTCAGTCGTGCGTGCATAAATAAAGTGCGACGCTGACTGACTGTTAAAAAACTAATATATGCATACTCACTTGCGCCAACCTGACGGCGTTTTGAGAATGCCCCACGCAGTTCATCAATTGCACAAACCAGCCGTTCACGTTCGACGTCATTCATTTCTTCAAAACGCATCGTTGCGTGACGCTGTTTTAACTGCGCATGGAAGCAAACCGTTAGCCGTTCGCGTTCCATCATCTGATTATAATAATCGCATGTCTCCTGCCAGCGAGGAACTGCAAGATGCTTACCAATTATCCGGCGCATAGTTGCTGGCTGTTTTTCAACGAGATTGAGCGTCATCACTGTCATTTCCATACCCTCCGGCTTTTCAGAAAGGTCAGAGCCTTTTTTAACGGACTCTGTTTTTTGGTGCGGATAATGATTCCCTTACGCCCCTTACCGTGGGTGATGGTGAAGTCAATCGCCCTGGGGCTTTCGTTACGCAGTAACTGAGCAATACAACGCGGCTCATTCATAATCACAACCCCATCCACAAAAGCCATGCATCACGCTGTTCAACCGGTCGGTTATAAAACGCCTCATGCACACCGCGATTGAACTCAGGAATGAAAACCAGCTTGTCGCCTGCGCGAGCATTTGGTTTGTTTGGATCACGAAACTCAACAACCGGCAGCTTATTAGCTTTAATCATTTCAACAACCGCAGTACGCGGTTTTCCGAGCAATTCTGCGAACTTATCAGGGTGTACCGCGTCAATCGGATACTGAATTACATAGTTGTTTGCGTCCATAAAACACACCTGTCGTGCTAATCTTATTTGTTCCAGCCCTTTCAAAACCGCTCAGGAACGCTCCTGACTGGCTGGACTCACGCCCCAAAAGGTTTCCAAACAAGTACCTTTTGAGGGGAATATAGTCTCCATAAGGGAACCATGTCAAATGAAAATATCGGAGAAACTTCGCGCAATCCGCAAAGCTGAGGGATTAACGCAAAAAAAATTTTGCGAACTTAGCGGATTAGCACTTAGCTCATTGAAAAATTACGAAGGGGGACATAAAGAGCCTGGACTACAAATCGTAAAGCAAGTGGTAAACACGCCTCTGTTTAAAAAATATACACTGTGGATTATGACAGATGAGGTTGCGCCAGAAGCCGGGCAGATTTCCCCGGTCGTCGCACACTCTGGGCAAGAAGAAACAACCTCGTCACACTCAGACCGCAAAACTGGCTAACTATTTACCGAAATTACATGCACATAAAATGCATGTTACTGGTAAAAAAATATTCACCACACAACCATAAAGGGTCAAACAACAAGAAAACACGTGCTCATCGGAGGGCTTTATGAGTATCAGAAAGCTCGATGATGGACGTTATGAAGTGGATATTAGGCCTCGCGGTCGCGATGGAAAGCGCATCCGCAGGAAATTTGAAAGAAAAGCTGAAGCACTAGCATTTGAGCGATACACAATCGCCAATGCCAGTCAGAAAGAATGGGGAGGCCAGCGAGCAGACCGCCGAACTTTGACAGAATTGCTCGACATCTGGTGGAAATACCACGGGCAAAACCACGAGCATGGGACAAAAGAGTTTAATCATCTGCTCAAAACCATCAGAGGCATAGGTGATATACCAGTGAGTCGGATGAACAAAAGGGCGTTGATGGATTATCGCTCCATGCGACTACGTGATGGCATCAGTGCTGCAACGATAAACCGCGACATGTACCGATTATCCGGCATGTTCACAAAATTAATTCAATTAGATGAATTTTCCGGGCAACACCCAATTCACGGACTGCCGCCACTGACGGAGGCTAACCCTGAAATGACGTTCCTAGAAAAAGCAGAAATCGAAAAACTGCTAAATGTTTTGACTGGTGATGACTTACTTGTCGCGCTTTTATGTCTGAGCACTGGAGGAAGATGGACGGAAGTTGCCACGCTAAAACCAGCACAGATTACAAGTTGCAGGGTTACCTTCCTGAAAACCAAAAACGGTAAAAAGCGAACAGTGCCGATATCTGAGGAACTGGAGAAAAAAGTTAAAGAGGAGGCCAGCGCCAAATTGTTCAAGGTCGATTATGAGAAGTTTTGCGGGATTTTACGCAGAGTAAAACCTGACATACCTCCCAATCAGGCAACCCACATTCTGCGGCATACATTCGAAAGCCATTTCATGATGAATGGGGGCAACATAATTGCACTGCAACAGATTCTGGGGCATGCGAGCATTCAGCAGACAATGACCTATGCGCACCTTGCGCCTGACTACCTGCAGAACGCCGTCGCTCTGAATCCACTAAAAGGCGGAGTGACGTTATAA